CAATCCGAAGAACCTCCAGAACACATATGAAAAGAAACTCGGGTACACAGACGTAACCTACACCGCTGCTGTAGACAACGGCAAATACACAAACTTTGTTCGGGACAGCGCAGGCTACGGCCTGTGCCAGTGGACGTATTGGTCTCGGAAACAGGCTTTGTATTCCTTCTGTAAGGCCATAGGAGCGTCCATCGGAGACCTTGATGCCCAGCTCAGGTTCCTCATGAAAGAGCTTACAGAGAGCTTCAAGAGCGTCCTGGGGGTGCTTATGACTACGACATCCGTGCGGGAGGCGTCTGACGCTGTGCTGCTCCAGTTTGAGCGTCCGGCAAAGATGAACGACCCGGCTGTCCAGCAGAAGCGTGCTGGGTACGGACAGAACTATTACAACCAGTTCGCCGGAGCGGCGGCGGAGAAAGGAGATGGCGGGACGATGAAGTATACTTCCGCAAACCCGCCCATGAAGTGTTTCATGCGGCAGAGTTCCTGGTATAAGGGAGCTGGGAAAACCACCATCCGGGGTGTGCTGTGGCATTCCACCGGTGCAAATAACCCCAATCTGAAACGATATGTCCAGCCCGATGATAATGCCGTAGACCGAGCCAGGATGTTGGAGCTGCTGGGCGTGAACAAGAGCGGGAACGACTGGAACCACATTTCCAGGGAGGCCGGTGTCCATGCTTGGGTCGGTAAGCTCGCCAGCGGCGAGGTAGCTTCCGTTCAGGTTGGCGATTGGGACAAGAAGGCATGGGGCTGTGGCTCTGGCAAGAAGGGCTCCTGCAACAATGGCTGGATTCAATTTGAAATCTGCGAGGATAACCTGAGCGACCCGGTTTACTTTGAAAAGGTTTACCGGGAAGCGGTTGAGTTGACAGCCTATCTGTGTAAGCTCTACAACCTTGACCCGCAGGGCACGGTCACATATAGCGGTGTCAGGGTGCCAGTTATTCTGTGCCACCAGGATAGCTACCAGCTTGGCCTTGGTTCCAATCATGGCGACGTTCTGCACTGGCTCCCGAAGTACGGGAAGAGTATGCAGACTGTGCGTGATGATGTCTCCGCTCTACTGGTGGGGGCGAATACCAACAAAGAGGAGGATGACGACATGGATGTGGCACGTTTCAAGGAGCTCTGGGGTGAGATGCGCAAGGAACTTCAGGACAATGACAGCAGCAAGTACAGCGAGGAGGCCCGTGCCTGGGCGACTTCCACCGGCCTGATTGCAGGCAACGGCACAGAAATCAATGGCGAACCCAACTATATGTGGGCTGATGTGCTCACGAGAGAGCAATTCGTCACCGTGTTGTACCGCTTTGCGAAGCTGATGGGCAGGGCGTAAGGAGACTAAGTATGTCGCACTGCAAATTTACTGCTTCTGGTCTGCTCATATGGAGTGAGCTGCCAGAAGTTTTAATCATCGGCGGAGTTTCATTGGATAGTGCGGATAAAGAGATGATTTGTAAAAATGACCATCAAGATTGAGCGAGGGCGGAAGAAACCCAGACGGCGCAAGAAGAAGCGCCAATCTATCGGGTTTACGAACAAACTCGCCCTCTACCTCATGCTGTTTCTGGCAGCAGGGCTTGCGGGTGGATTCATTCTCGCTTGGAAGAGTATCGAGTTCCAGTATATGGGCGCTCTGGCGTGCTTCACCGTGGTGTTCACCCCGGTGGGCACCGCCATCGGCATCGTGCTGAACAGCATTGTGCGCAAGAGCGAACATGAGAACACGAGTGCTGAGGGCGAGGGAATCAAGTTCGCTGCTGCAAAGGCGGCGGGATTTGCACAAACGGATGATGGGGTCGAAGAGAGCCCCGCAATTTGAGAGGAGGAGTGACTATGAACATGGAGTGGCTGCAGCTTATTGTGTCCGTTCTCGCCGGTCTGGCTACTGCCATCCCTCTGGCTATCAAGCTGGTGGAGTATGTCCAGAAGGCTGTAAAAGAGAAGAATTGGGGGAAGGTGCTGGACATGGTGATGAAGTACATGGCAACTGCTGAGGAGAAGTTCGATAACGGCGCAGACCGTAAGGAGTGGGTGCTGGCTATGGTCAAGGCATCTGCGGACACTGTTGATTACGACATCGACATGGAAGTTATCAGCAAGCTCATCGACGACCTGTGCAACATGAGCAAGAAGGTTAATGCACCTGCGGAAACCGGAGAGGCAGGTGAGTAAGCTATGAGCATTCAGGAAATTCTGGCAAGCTCCGGCGGCGCTCTGGTCATCCTGATGACGCTGGTGCAGATTGCGCCTATCAAGGTCAATCCGTGGTCTGCTATCGGGAAGATGATTGGGAAGGCACTGAACGGTGACGTGATTGCGAAGTTGAATGAGGTGCAGGGCCGTCTGGACGAACATATCCGCATCGACGATGAGCGTAATGCGGATGCGCACCGAGTTCAAATCCTGCGTTTCAACCGGGAACTTTTGCAGGACAATATCCCCCATACTCAGGAGGATTTCATCGAAGCCCTTTCTGAAATTGACTTCTATGAGCGTTACTGCAAAGAGCACCCAGAGTATGAGAACAACCGGGCGGTGCTGGCGATTCAGAATATCGAGCGGGTGTACAGCGAAAGGCTGGAAAAGCACGATTTTGGTAATGCCTGAAATAAAAATAGGAGAGTTACTTGCGATTGCAGGTAGCTCTCCTTCTTTTTACGCTTTATAATTGGGGTTTTCAATCCACGGGCCAGACACAGGCTTCGTGGAAGAAAAGTATCTGGTCTCTATGGGGAGGTAAGGCACTCCGTCTTTGTGGGTCTCGGCCATGAATCTGACGTTGGTCTGGTGGAGAACCTCGGCAATCTGCTCCTCTGTGAGCTGGTCAGTATACGTTTCTCCTTTGGGAGGGAAAGCACCGTCGTCTATATAAATAGAGCAGGCATGGGTACGCCCAGCGTTTTCTCCGAGCATTTCCTCAATGGAACGCCAGTTTACCGAAATAATCTTCCCTGCGTTAATGGCCTCGATGTATTTTTCTACCATAGTGGTCTCCTTCCCGAATATTTGCTTACAACATCGCTGATTCATTATAGCTTATATCAGCGCTCTTGTAAACAAATATTTTATATGTACACGCCCCAGTTTGAACCGTTTCCAAGGGCGTAAAAGTCGTGGTAGGTTGATTGTATAGCTTTAGCAAAACAATCAGCTTACAACGTCAGATTTTCCAGGTAATCTGCACGTCTCCTCGGCCTACCCGAATATTATCAATCAGCGCATCTACGACTGTCAGTTTGTCGTCCATGTCGATTCTCTCCCAGTCGTTTATATACCCACTGATAGTCCCCATGTTCCGTTTGCCATACATCTCTGCTGACATTTGAGCGATTTGCTCCCGGACGGCTTTCTTCTCCTCGTCGAGGGCGTCAATCCGCTTGTTGATATATTCCATGGTCGCTGGACTCGCTGACACGATTTTGTCGATGAGTGTGGCGATTTCTTTTTCAATCTCATCAGCCCGAACCTTCAACTTGGTCAACTCAATGGGGTCTCCCTGCCGCTCCTTTACCGAGAGTTCGGTGAACTCAGCCAGCTTTCTCCGCATCTCGTCGAACACGATGTCCTCAATATCCGAGGCTTGGACAGCTCCAATGCCGTCACAGGAAGCGGAGACATACTTGGTGCTGCATACATAGTACCGAGCCGGAACAGTGCGTTTCCGGGGGTATGCTCTCAGAGACAGAGCGTGCCCACAGTGAATACACTTTATCTTCCCGGCGAGCCAGGTGTTTTTGGCCTTGACCGGCTTTGCAATCTGGCGCACATTCAAGCATTTCCTCCGGCACCGAAGCCATGTATCCGAGTCAATACACCCCTCATGCGGAGCGATGACCAGCACCTGACCATCAAGGCAAATGGCTTTCCTTTGTGTAGCCTTGTCCCCGGTGTAGAGGTAGGCACCATTAGTGCCAATGAACTGAGAAACATCGTTGACCACCTCGGTTCCCTGGGCTCGGAAGAACTCGTATACATCTGCATCGGCCTTAACATATACCGGGTTAGTGATGATGTCACGCACTCTCATCCGACTGAAGTTGTGGCCCGACTGGTTCTTTATCCCGTGAGTGCTCAAGTATTTGATAACGTCGGAGAAGGATGTCTGCGGCTGCGAGTACAGAGCATAGATGAGCTTGACAATCTGTATCTGCTCTGGGATGGGGCGATACATACAGGTCTTGATTCCGTCCATAACGATGTTCTCAAGCTCATATCCATACGGCACTCTGCCGCCCATGTAGAACCCCTTTCGGCTGCGAGAGCGATATGCGTCGATGACACGCTGCTGGATGGTCTCGCGTTCAAGCTGGGCGAAAACCATGACTATCATCAGCATAGCCTTTCCGATGGGGGTTGAGGTATCGAACCGTTCTGTGATGGACACAAACTCGACGCCATACTTCTGGAGCTCGCTGATGACGTTGGCGAAGTCGAGCACAGACCGGCTGATACGGTCGAGTCGGTACACGATAATACGACCAACACCACCAGCCCTGACCTCGGCCATCATCTCCTGAAAGTCTGGACGCTCTGTGTTCTTGCCGCTATAACCCTTGTCACGAAATACCTTGTGCTGGTTGTTGCCAACCTCACGCAGACACAACTCGATTTGGCTCTCGATAGAGATGCTGTCCTCCTTGTCTACAGACTGGCGGGCATAAATGAAATCTACCATCTTACATACCTCCACTATTTCTTCTTGGACTGGTACTTGCTAAAGACGGCGTACAGCACTTTCTCTATATAGTTCTTGAGTTCCTGCCGGTCGTCTTTATGTATGATGGGGGTATGATTGGTGATGGCGTACTCATTGCCGTAGTAGACAGCGTTGATTTTTTCTGTCGAATATTTAATGGAAATCACCTCCTACCCATAGGCAGAAAAACAAAAAAAGGGCTGGCACGAAGCCAGCCCTATACTCAGTCGAAAATCAAAGATACCAGGAATCCGATAACAACAAGCAGAACCGGAATCCACAGCGGGGCCAGAACCCAGCCCCATCCCCAGTTGATAACCCCGATGAGTTTCAGCACGATGAAAACAATGAGGAGAACGTCCCAAGTGCTCAGACCAGAACGGCTGGAGCTGTCATATCTGCTCATGTCCTCACCTCGTCCCCGTGCTGCCAATGCCGCCCCGGTCGCTGTTACCCAGAGTCTCAACGGCAACGAAGTTCAGGGTGGGCTGATGCTCCACGATGCGGAACTGGCAGATGCGGTCACCAGCGTGAATGACCGTGTTCCTCATGGCGATGGCCGGGAAGTACCACTGGTCATTGTCCCCACAGTAGCTCTCGTCAAACATCCCCATATGGTTGGCCTGGATGACGCCGAAATTCTTGTATGTAGAGCTACGGGGAATCATGTGTGCTTCGTAGCCAGCAGGGAGCTGCATGGCGACGCCCAGTGGAATGAGTTTGAACTCACCCTGCTTCAGTTCCACGTCCTCAGCGGCCCGCAGGTCAATCCAGTCGGACTTGCCGCCGATGTATTCCAGCTTACCCACCTTATCGCTCAGATAGCGAACCTTGATTGTCTCAGTCATATA